TGTGTGGCCATATTCCGTTTCTCCTAAAATCCGAGCATGCCCATGCCGGGGTCGATGGGGCGGCGAGGGAGTAGCCTGGTAGGCTGCTTTGGTTTCTCTTTCGTGGCCTGAATCCCACCAAGCTCCATGGAGGCGTACTGCAGCGCGTCATGCGGGTGAGAGTAAGCGTTCTTGTTCGGCACATCAGTGTAGCGTTCCTCGCCGATCACCTGAATCCGGCGGTACTTGTAGCCACCATTGAATCCCTTGCGCAGCACCTGGCAGTAGGGATCGAGCAAAAACATCGGCTGACCACTTGAGAGTTTCGACATAAACCACGCGACAGCGCCGCGCCGAGGCAGCCACGCATTCGACTTCGCGCCGCGGATCTTTAGTTTCTTGGCCTTGACTTCATCGAAGCAAGACTTCTCATCGGTCTGCGCGCGCTGATCTCCGGCCGGATCGCCGATGCATTGGATCAGGTTGTCCTTGTCCTTCCACCACGCCGGGTAGTTCGAGACGAGAAACGGGATCAGCGCATCCTCAAGAAACGCGCTTATTCCGATATCCTCTCCGCAGATTTCATTCAGCACCAGCAGACGGCCGCGGCTATCGGTCTGGGTAATGACTGCCGCCGGTGTGAGCCCGAAGTCGAGACCAATCACCAATTGGACGCCTTGGATCGGGCTGATCTCTTTGACGTGCAAACTGTCGTTGTACTCGGGATAGACCGGCTTGCCATCATGGACGGTGCCGTACTGCCCCAGGATGAACACATTGATCCACTGCCCGGTCTTGCCTGGAACTTGCCGCAGCCAGTATTCATAGCCGAGAGAGTGATTCTGAATGTTCTCGGCTTCAGGATTTGGAACGTACTTATCGCCGACGCGCATCAATGCTCCAGGTTGAGCGAAGAACTCGTATCCTTGCGGCTTACTGACCTCTGCCAGGTCGTACCACCAGTGATCATCATCTGGGCTGTTCGTGTCCATGATGACGCCTGACCATGTTGCCCCACCAAGCGCCTTTGATGGATAGCGCCCAACGCGGCCGGTGGCCATATCGAGCACGGCCTTGGGCAACTCGGATGCTTCGTTGATCCAAACACCGGTCAGTTCCAGCGACTTCAACTTCTTGACGTCATCAGGACGATCGAGTGAGATGAACAGGATCTCCAGATCAACCGTCGTTCCATCTGGAAGGTCGAACACCAAGCGGCTGATGATTGGCGAATCCCACCGCATAGGGGCAATCTCTGGCGGGAACCAGTCGGACCATGTCCTGATCGTTGTGGTCTTCAGTTCCCCGTAGGTGTTCCGTATTGCCGCCCATCGGCTGCGGCGAACCTTCTCGAACGGTTCTTGCTGCGTAGCCCGGGCAACAATCTCAATGCACATCCCAACCGACTTACCGGTGCCGATCGGTCCCCGTACACCCCTTACGAACGAGCTTGATGCGTGAAACTTCGCAAGAGTCGGTTCAGCAATGTAGTCAATTTGCACGGCCGGCGAGGTTCAGGTTGAGTACGACCGGCTGCTTCTGTGTGTTGTCCTTCTCGTACAGTCCAAGGATCTTCGCAGCCATGTCGAGCGCTTGGTTCTTGTTCCAGACCTTCATCTTCTTGGTCGTCCCGATGACGGCGCCATCGACTGCGATCTCTTCCGTTTCCACGCTGGATACCGTGGCAGCGGCGTCATCATCCAGTTCATGCATGGCAGCGAGTGTGCCGTCGGGTTTGTACAGCTTCCGCGCGTCCGAGTATGCAAGCCTGGCGATCTCCTTCAGGGTGCGCTCGGTCGTCAACTCATACTTATTCTGGAGTTCGGCCTGGCGCTCGGCGATGATCGCGGCAACCCGTGGGTCTTTCACCAAACGATAGCCTGTGTCACGAGCGGCCTTCGGGCTGTACCCAGCCTCAATTGCGGCGGCGCTGGCGATCCTTCCGTTCGCGAGGTATGCCTCGGCGAATATCAGTAGCCGTTGATCGAATGGTTTCTCTTTAACGGCCATGTCAATTCACCGTTCCCACATGCGTACTCGGCGCGTTGCCGATAATCGTTTCCTCGCCAACCGGATCCGCGAGTGTGTCCAGGTGCTCCATGAGCTTCCAGCCGATCAGGTTCGCCGCGGAGTCGCCATCGTACCCGTCGGTGTATTCGATCGACGCGGTGATCTTGCCGCTACCGGTGTCGCTGACGATGATCGTGACGGTGGCCATGATTCACCCAGCCACCACGATGCCATGCTCAGCGTCAGCCGGCAACGCGACGGGCGTCTTCGTCTCGGCGTGCGCGTCGACGTCCATGATCAGGCGAGCCATCTGTCCGTGTGCGTGCGACGTGGATTGATAGCCATCACGGAACGCGACCTGCATGGAGACCTGGCCATCGGGTTCATCTTCGAGGGTGAGGACGCAGATCGCCATGTCAGCGATCCATGTACCCAGCTTGCAGGCTGGCGTCTTCGTCAGAACCGTCGTCGGGCATCTGGCCGTCGGCCTGGGCGATCTTGAGAGCCAGAACGAGCGCGTCTTTGATTCCCTTGGCGTGCTGCGTGGTCGGCTGCTGCTCTGACTCCATGCCACCTTGGCCTGATTCCTCGGACTCCTCGACATCTCCGGTTTCACATGAGACATCACAAGAGCCATCAGAATTGACGGCAATCTCGATCACGTACTGCGGGTCTTGGGATTGGTCGGCCGTGTCCTCGGCATCACTCGGCGCTGCATTCGGGTCTTGGGTCGGGTCCATTGTCGGTTCCTTGGGTTATTTTCCGCGGGCGCGGGCGATGATGCCGTTTGCCTTGCGATCGATCTTGGCCTTCTCGGCCGGCGAAGCGAACTGTGTTGCCCGGGCTTTGGCCGCAACGGCGTGAGCCTTATCGGGCATTGGATACGCGCGCTTCCCAGGCAACCCGAACTCGCTCGCCGGGATCGCTTTGCGTTGCTTGGCTGTCAGTTTGGCCATGTCTAGCCACCAAAAAAATACCCGCCGAAGCGGGTGAATTCCTTGCGGGAGTTCGGTTGCGAGTGTTGGAGTTGCACCAACGTCTTCGGCTTATGAGGCCAACGGATTTCTACTTTCCCAACTCGCGTCAAGCTGAATTCTGGACGAGCGAAGCCGAAGCATACGGCGCCGGATGTTGTTATGCCGCAGAACACCCGCGGCTTTGGTCACGTTCGCGGAGTGGAAGGTACAGGATAATCGGCTGCGTGTCAATACCACTACCACCACGAACGTGACAGCACGCTCAAGCGTGTTACCCCAACCTCCTCCTCGCATCCACCATCGTCCAAGAATCCGCAAGCCTGGCCATCGCCAGAACCCGCAGGTACGCCGACTCCCATGCGTGCCATGCCGCCGGCCGAACCCCGCACGCTCGAGCTCTGTCCTTATCTCCCCACCGGTGTATTCCGGATCCCTCGCAGGTCGGGCACACCTGGCGAACGCCGCCGATGATCTGTTCGCTCGCTCCGGAACACTGCCGACATTGCCAGTGCATCACTTCGAGCAAAGCTGTCGTGGCGAGCATCTGAGAGGACGCCACGCTGATTTTAGACCCTCGCCGGTACTTGGATGCCAAAATCATGATTGCGCGTCTCAGAGCGCCTCTATCGTAATCCTTGGCCCGCATCATGTCCGATCCGAGGTGACTGACGCCGGACAGGCAAGCGACCAGCTCGACATCGCGGATTTTCTCGTCGACAGCCCTCAAATCCGAGGATGCGACCGAGTGTGTCAGATTTTCGTCAAAGCCCATGTGATTTACTCCGGTATAAATGACGATTGTTGTACAAAAACCACGGATTGTTGTGAAAATGGTACGTAACTACACTGTACAGAGGTGTTACTACGGTGGTTTTTTTAAAAATACCTTAATAATCAAATAGTACCACTCTAAACTACGGAGTCACGGAAAAAACTGCACTCCGTTAACATGTGTGTGTGCATGTGTGTGTGTGCGTGTGTGTATATATACAGATATCTATAGTATATATAGTACAGTAGTACTCATTGATCTATAACGGTTTTCTCGTGTAGTATGTACCACGGTGACTCGGTTGTTTTCCGCCACTCACGAATTCTTCTCCCATTTCTACCCCCGATTGTTGTGACAATTTGTTTCCACCCTAAAACACGCATTGATTTTGCAACTCGCATCTGAAGAATTCTGTCTTGTTTTCCAGCTTCG